TTGTAGGGGACTCTGTTCTTGGGTTCATCATTGCCAAATATTTATACGACACTTTCCCTGGAAAAGGCGAGGGCGTGCTCACCCGTCTTAGGACCAAATTGGTGGGGGGAAAGTTCCTGAGCAAGCTCGCAATTGATCTAGGGCTCCATGACTTCATTATAATGAACCAGAAGGGTCTTTATAAAGGATGGAACAAAAACCCCCGCATCGTCGAGGATGTTCTCGAGGCTCTTATCGGCGCTATCTATCTGGACCTCGGGATACCGGCGGCACGACAGTTCTTCATGACGGCGCTGCATAAACATGCCAACATGCACGACATCATGACGGATACAAACTACAAGGATCGTCTTTTGAAGTATGCCAGGTCGGTCGACTTGGGCAAACCAGAGTTCATCACAACGTATGAGCGCGGTGGCGGTAACCCCAGCTTCGTGGTAGATGTACACCTTAAAGGCAATAAGGTGTCTGAGGGCACTGGGAGATCTCGGAAGGATGCGGAGCAAAACGGGAGTAGAATTGCCCTCCAGAATTTTGGAGTACGGGAAGAATACATCACCTAACCACACCCTTTACAATTTTACATTTGCATGAAATGTATGTTTGTCGATACGAAAATTATTCTCATATTGACAAACTATTGTATATAGTATAGGTGGTAGTTTGTAGATGTAAATATGTCGTATGAACCGGTCAAAATGAAAGATTACCTGGCAAAACGAAATGAAGACTTGAAACAAAACTCTATAGATTCTATAACATCTAGCAGTATCATAGACCGACATAAATGGGACATGTGGTGTAATACGATTAAGAATACTAAAATTAAACACCCGTATCCCGAAAATTTTACCAATGACAAAATGTTTGAAATTTTGATACGTAGATGTTTTTATTGCGAGGATATCGCGACCACGATCGATAGAATAGACTCAAAACTTGATCACACATTAGAGAATTGCGTTGGTTGTTGTTGGGGGTGTAATAATTCAAAGGGAGCTGCGGATCCTTCTACGTTCATCAGGAAAGCGTATTATCGTGCCCGTGGGAAATATTATGACGATGACATCGATATCTGGTTTGTCTATAAACGAAAACCGAGAATGTGTCAATACAAACATAATGCTGGGAAAAAGGGAGTTAATTTTGAATTAACCAATAAAGACTTTGATGTTTTGATCAAGGGAGATTGCGAGTATTGCCATAGGTCTCCTGCTACGTGGTTCGGAATAGACCGTTTGGTTCCGCCATTAGGATACATTACAGGAAACACCGTCTCATGTTGTTTCGATTGTAATGTTGATAAACACGAGGGTGATGTTGAGATGATGATGATGCGGAATGAACGTATCGCCCAACGTGTGGTTGACGGGGATCTAGCCATGGGCGAATGTGATAAAATGATCCTTCATAAGGGCACTAACAAGACGTCTAAGAAAGTGTGCGCACGTGGTAAGTTGTATGCGAGTAAACGTGAAGCATCAGGGGCACTCGGAAAAGGCGATGTTTACGTGTGTGAGTGTATTCGAGTTGGTAGACATTCCGACCACATCTTTGAGATCACCGAAAGATTTTACAAAGAATATAAGGATTCGGAATTATATATTACGAATAACATGTTCGTATCATTTGAGTATTTTTACATCGCATAAAAAAACGATAATAAAAATGTATTATATAATTAATTAGAGAGAATGAATAAGCCTATAAACTTCGAACCTGTGCAATGGGGCCCGTCTTTCTGGTTTGTCATCCATATTTTGGCGCTCCGGTATCCCATGAATCCTACTGCCGCGGATAAGAAGAATTACAGCACATTTTTCAAGTCTCTTCGCTTTGTTCTCCCGTGCGACGGGTGCTGCAAAGGTTTTGAGCGCGTATTGGAAATTACTAAATTTGGCCCCAAAGACCTCGCCAACAGAGATACACTGTTCGCGTGGACGGTAAAGGCGCACGCGCTCGTGAACGCCAAGACGGGCAAACCCCCTCGGGACGATCCTGCATTCTGGAAGGCCAAGTATCTAGCGCTCGCAATGTGATCACATATTGACACTGCTTAATTTCATTTTCATTTTTCAGATTATTGTATAATTCTTGCTTTGGCGTTTTTATGTAAAAAGCCAAAGTAAAACAATAAAAACAATAACCGAACATTTTACGCGGATTTCTTCGTCTTCACGTATGAAGTTATGTGCGACGAGACTATAGCCGACCTCCGTTTAGATTTCAGGTACTTGTTCTGGAGTTCTTCGTCGTTGATAAGTCTGATAACGAAGTCGACGAACCCCTCGAGTCTCGGCGCAATGTCTGCTTCCCAATTTACAGAGTTTCTGTTTACAGAGATTACATTGACATCCTCGTGAAGAACACTGTGCTCCTTAGTCTTCAGGCATTCCACGAGGATCGCCTTGTCAAGCCCGAGGAGTTGTAAGTACATTTGAACCTGGATAGATTCGTACTGTGGGATGATTCTAAAAAGTCTGTTCACACGGTTCTTGATCTCTACCAAGGTCTTGCGATCCTTCGTAATACCGTCAATCTTTCCGCCGATGAACCAAGGGAAAGTTCCGTACTCGTTCACAATGACCCCTGCTTGTGATTTGTAAAAGCTAGGGTCTTCGACGACGTCAATCCCGAGAGTCCCTCTGATGTAATCAAACACCTTCGACTCCTGGGCGTTCCCATATGTCGTGTAAGTAGTCTTGCGGATGGCATCATCGATCACTCCATACAAATCATGACTGATATAGTTCAAGTTCGCATATTTCGTAAACTCGGAAGAAAGTTTGCTATATTTCTTCGCGACATCGGTGGATGTTTCTTCCTCGTTCCCAGCCACTTTCATGAGATCCGCTATCTTGGGATGATTCTTCTCCATACGATCGATGATTTCCTCCGAAGTCATGATCACATTGCGTTTCAGTGCTGATCTGTAGCTCGGCGAATGGGCTCTCTCCCAGAACGCCTCAACCGCGTCACATATTTTCTTGTGTTTATTGTCTCCGATGCACGCAGCTCCTTGTGATGCGTACACACATAGATATGGATCAATACGGTCATCAATAGCGTGAGCATCCATTTTTTGTTATTATACACACTTTTTTTTGTTAAGTTAATTCTACGAGCATCATATCGACGCCCGTGAGTATAAATTTAACGATCAAATATTCTATTACCATAAATTAAAGATGTCAGATCAAATTTTGACGACCGATTTAATCATTGTCAAAGATGACATTGATAAAACAGCAAAAGAATGGGTCATCTATTTAAAAGATGAAAAGAACCAATTAGGACGTAAGTATACCGATGGAATAATTAGAGATTATGCTCGAATGAAGAGACATGGGTTTTCTTATAAAGTGTATCCAGATCTTCCTGGAGAAATGTGGAAAGAAATCGACGGTTCCAAGAACACTCGGGGACGATGGGAAATATCTAATATGTGTCGTGTGAAATACATTACGGCACATGCGGAAAATGTATTGTCTGGTGAGCGTCTGTATTTGAGAAATGGGTATCCGACCATCGCCATTAACGGAAAGCACAGGTATTGCCACATCGTTGCATTCATGACGTTTTACCCTGAAGAATATGCGTCCAAGAAACCATACGAGATTGTTCTGCACGTAGGTGATAATAAGCTAGATTTCAGACCATATAAGCTTCGCCTTGGTACTCATAGTGAAAACGGCATCGAAGCACATGACAATGGAAAACATGACGGCACCAAGACCGCGCGGATGAAGTGTGCTTCGTATATTAACGGCGTCTTCGAGAAGGAACATGAGAGTCAATATGATGCAGAGACTTATTTAAAATCTATTGGGTTCGAGAAAGCATCTCAAAGTAATATTTGCAATGCACTCTGTGGAAAGCATAATACATTGTATGGCCGTGTATGGAAAAAATTCGTTTGTACATGAAAGCATGAAAGTAACACCCCCCTCATATTGTCACCCCAGAGTATAAATGTAACGGTCAAATATTCTATTACCATAAATTAAAGATGTCCAGAGGAGTACATACTTATGAGTGGGCCAAGTCCAGGAAATATTTTGGACGCAGTGGCGGGGGAGAGGTCAGTCATTTGTTGTTAGATAAGGGAGTTCTATGCGTTCCCGAGAGTTCGAACGACGACTTCATCCACGAATATTCAAGGGGGGTCCTGATGGGAGGGAGGCCGTCCTGTATTGTTGAATACAAACCGAGAGTGTTTCGGATGTTCTACGACCTCGATATCGTCACGAAGGATATCCAGATGGCAAAACTGATGTCTGCTGGGGATTTTCAGGAGAATGTCAAAAATATCATGCACATTATATGTATTGCGACGGCATTTTTATTCGACGTTGCAAGATCTTCGGCAACTATCTGTATTTCGAATGTCCCTAAGAAAAAGGGAGACGAAATTAAGGTGGGAATTCATATTACATTCGACAACATTTTCGTTACATCTCCAACCGCTCTTCATATCCGAGAAAAGGTTCTTGAGCTGCTCAATGTGGAAGAGAACCCGTTTGCCAACTCGTGGGAGCAGATTGTAGACTCCGCGGTGTTCAAGGGGTCTGGAATGCGCCTTCCATGGGCCGCGAAACATGACGATCTCAAACGAGTGTACGTTCCACGCATGGAGTATTTGTTAGACTCGGAGGAAAGTGGAATCATCGAGACAAAACTCTTTCCAGATGAAATAATCAAATCCCTTTCTTCGGTGAAAGAAGTCATATCTAAGACGTGTCTTCGCGCCAGGGGGATTCTTACGAAATTGAGAAACCCAGATATTGACATTGAGTGTTCATCGCCTACCAACTCTGGTAATTTTTCCCATGCTTCTCTCAGGGAGTATTCCAGCGCCATAGTGGAAATCGAACGACTTATCCCACCTCAATACGAAGGGAAGGTGACGGGGGTGATCAAAGCGGACCATGTGTATATGTTTAGGCACTCTTCTCAGTATTGTGAGAACGTCGCCAGAAACCACAAATCTTCCAACACCTACTTCCTGGTCAGCAAGGCCGGTATGCGACAATGTTGTTATTCCAGGAAAGAAGAGGATGTTGGGCAGAAGTATTGTAGATGCAGTGATTTTAGGGGGGAGTATATAAAATTACCATCGTCCCTGACCGAGGAGCTCTTTCCAGATGAAGATGAGAAGAAGAATTTACCGCCACCGCCGACTCCGAGCAGCAGTATGGAACACTTTTTGTCATTGGATAGTATAATTGCACGGGCTCACAAGAAGCCTGCGGCAAAAAGAAAATTGCCCGTTAAAAAAGAAACGTATACGCGCGGGGCTGCAATTGCAAAGGTGTTTGGATAAAATGTGCGTAAAATAACTTAACAAAATTTATATCTGTAAATTAATTACAATGGCAACCAACAACACTATCGTCGAGCTCCCCACCGGCCTGACCCTTGAGCCCGATTACCTACAGATCCCCGGCCAGAACTTCGCCCTGGTAAGTTTCGTAGGACCCGAGTTCTGCCGCCAGAAAAGCGGTCAGTTCGCAATGAAGGTCCGTGGTGTTTTCGCCACCGAGGAGGAGGCCAAGACATACGTGAAACGCCTCCAGCGCAGTGGTGACAACGTCGTGGACATTTTCCTCGTGTCCATGTACAACTGGGTTCCCTGCCCTCCCGACCCGATGGCGGTGCAGAGCCAGGAGTACCAGGAGCAGTTCCTGCAGGACCTGATGACCGGTTATGCCGAAAGTCAGCGGTCTGCCAAGGAGATTTTCAACGACCGCAAGGAAAAGGTGATGAAGGATGGTCTGGACGCACACCTCGCTGAAAACGAGAAGATCCCTCCCCCCACCGAGCCTCTCCCCCCCTCGGAGAAGATGCCCGAGTTCACCAAGGAAATTGTTCCTGAGGAGACTGAGGAGGACATCCTCAAGGCAGCAGCGGATGAGAGCACTTCCGCCGCCATCAACAGCGTGTTCGGCGATGACGTCTGGATGCAGAACAAAAAGGCATAATTAAGTGGAATCCGGGTGAATAGTTTAATAAAATCTATGTTTATAGTACAAAGATGACTCTGGTTAAAGACCCCAAGGACTATCTTGAAGTATCCCTCAGGGAATTTTTTGACGACGATGCGAACACGTCTACGATGCTAAAAATAATTCACAACGAGTTGATGAGCCTTCGAACCCTCGACTGGTTCGTTTCAAACTACTCGAAGAAAAAGAACTTCATGTTCACGACGAGCTCCGGGAAGTTGTTCAATGTTTTCATGGAATATAAAAGCCAGTTGAAGAGTTATTCCAAAAGGATGTTCGACCCGTTCAACCGCGGCGATCGCATATTGTTCAATGCTCGCGACGGCAGTGAAATTTCCACGACGTGCGGGCAGCTCAATTTTTTCAGATGGGTCATCAAAAATGATATTGTCAAAGAGTGCCTTGAAAATATCAAAGAAGTCGAGGAAGATATGACACAGTCGATGAAACAGAGAAAAACAACAGCAAAGCCAGACGAAAAACGCAAGGAGCTGTCAAAAGCCGCGATAAAATCGTGCCAAAACATTAAAACTCGTGTGACAATCACCTTTAATTAATTGTAAGATGTAACGAAACACGCACACACATTAACATTCGAGCAGAGCAAGGGATATTATCATACGAAACACACCTTCGCGTCATTCATTTTGTCAATATATAGTTGTATATTGACAAACCCAGACATATATTTTCCTCGTTATTATTAACAGCACAAACTGACCATAATGTCCGCAATCTCTGAGCCAATCCTCGCCGAAAACGGATGCCGCAAATACACCGCGTTTCCCATCCAGTACCCCGACCTCTGGAACATGTATAAGAAGGCGGTGGCGTCGTTCTGGACCGTAGAGGAGGTCCCCCTTGGCCAGGATGTAATTGACTGGCGCGATAAGCTCAATGACGACGAGCGTTATTTCATCAAGCACATTCTGGGCTTCTTTGCATCGAGCGATGGGATTGTCATGGAGAACCTCCAGATGAACTTTTCCCACGAAGTGACAGTCCCAGAGGCTCGGCAGTTCTACGCGTACCAGGCGTTCAACGAGTCGATCCATTCTGAGATGTATTCTCTGCTTATTGACTCGCTCGTTTCGGACGAGAAAGAGCGCAATAGTCTGTTCGAGGCGGTAGAAACTATCCCAGCAGTAGGAAAGAAAGCAGCATGGGCTCAGAAATGGTTGAACCCTAGCAAGACGTTTGCAGAGCGCCTCGTCGCCTGGATCTGCGTGGAAGGGCTGCTCTTCTCGGGGAGTTTCTGCGCCATCTTCTGGCTTAGGAACCGCGGGGTGATGCCTGGTCTGGGGCTCAGCAACGAGTTCATCAGTCGGGACGAAGGTCTTCACCAGATGTTCGGTGAAATGCTGTATTCCAAGTTGGAGAACAAGCTATCGTTGGAGGAGGTCCGCAATATCGTAACAGAGGCCGTGGCAAACGAAAAGGATTTTATTTGCGACGCCATTCCATGCAAAATGATTGGTATGAACTCAGAACTTATGAGTCAATACATCGAATTTGTTGCTGATCGTATTTTTGTGGCTCTCGGGCACTCTAAGTTTTACAACTCCGTAAATCCGTTTGATTTCATGGAGCTAATTTCTCTTCAGGGTAAAACCAACTTCTTCGAGAAGAAGGTTGCAGAATATCAACGCGCGGGGGTCATGAATGCTGAGGATAATATTTTCGGCCTCGACGCCGACTTCTAATAATAACCATATCGTCACACAAATGTATATAACTTAAGTATTTTTGTAATAATCATAATAATATGCCAAAGTGTCAATGTGGAAATCATCCAGTGTACAACGTGCCAGGGGGAAACCCATTATATTGTTCTAAATGTAAGAAAATGGGGATGATAAATGTTAAACATAAGAGATGTCCTTGTGGAAAACGACCGTCATACAATATTAAAGGAGAATCTCCGATATGTTGTTCTAAATGTAAGAAATCGTTCATGATAAATGTTGTCAATAAGAGATGTTCGTGTGGTTCGCTATCAACGGTGTTCAACGTTCCGACGGAAACGATGGGTAAATACTGTGCGAAGTGCAAGACTGGCGAGATGATTGACGTCGTGAGCAGGAGATGTCCGTGTGGAATACGACCGTCTTATAACGTACAAGGACAAACAAACGGCATTTGCTGCTTGAAATGCAAGACTGACGAGATGATTGACGTCGTGAACAAGAGATGTTTGTGTGTAAAATCACAACCGGTGTTCAACGTTCCCGGAGAAACGAAGGGATTGTGTTGTTCCAAGTGTAAGACTGGTGAGATGATAGACGTCGTGAACAAGAAATGCAAGTGTGGTTCACGGCCGAACTTCAATGTACCTGAAGAAACCATCGGGGTTTGTTGCTTGAAGTGTAAGACTGGTGACATGGTCGACGTCATGAACAAGTTATGTCCTGGATATAACATACCATGTCCCGTGAGGACGCGGTTGGATAATGGTTACAAGTATTGCATGTCGTGCGACCCAAACGATGCCCGTCGGAAGCTATACAAACGATATGAGGAAGAATTCTTTGATTATGTGAAAGATAAGATCGACGTCCACAAGCGGGAATTTCGAGTGACGTTCGCCCCGAATGAAACATCGAAGAAGTTTGCACGTCTGGACGGTGTGGTATTTGGTGACGGAGTCATTGTGTGTATAGAGGTCGACGAGAACGGTCACCAGGATTATGAGTGCGAAGAGCATCGCATGCATCTTGTGACTGCGGAACTGCTCCAGAAATATCCGGAACATGTGGTGTCATGGGTCCGAGTGAATCCCACGATAGATGCGAAGAGTCAATGGAGCAAGACTTCGAAAACAATTAGGGAAAAACGTTTCGAAGATGTCGTGGTGACCGTGAAAGACATTTTGAAAACGCGTGATACTTGTGTAAAATACATTGGTTTTTAAATAAATAATAACTTAATAATTTTTAACTAAAAAAGATATAAAATGGAAGAAATCATCTCCACGTGGGCGAAACTCATAGACGCGTTAGACATACAAGACGTAAACCATGTGAACAAAATTGAACACATTGAAAAATTCACAGAAAAACTCTGCTGGCACTGCTGCCATCCTATTCCAACAGAATGTAAAACTCTACATTATCCTTACAAACTTCTCAGTTCGGGTAAATTCCAAGTTGGCGGCCAGTTCTGCAGCTGGGAATGTGTCAAAGGACATGGGAGGGATCATATGTCAAGGGTTCTGTCCGGCGTACATCAGCTGAACATCAGGCACTACAGGAAAATGATAACAGGTCTGTCGGATCCTGTGATCCCAGCTCCTCCGCGGATGGTTCTAAAAGCATTTGGCGGTCATATGGACATAGATGAATTCAGAAAATCGAACTCCAAAATTGAATATGTCATAAATTATGCAAAGATGGTCAAGGTCACGCCATACGAAACCCACGAATACAAATTCGAGGACAAACACGTAAATAAAAAGCAGTCGGACAGGCCAATGAATATTGATACGACAACGGTCGTGAACGATTCTCTAAAGCTTCGGAGACCGAAACCCGCGGTAAAGGGGAAATCAACACTTGAACGTTCCCTCGGTCTCAATAATTTTGGTAACTTGATCAAAACACATTGATTTACAACACCATGTCATTAGCGGCCCTGTAATTCCTCGCGGCGAATGCGGAACTAGTTTGTCCAGGGTAGGTATTGATGTGAAAACGACTTTTAACATCGGTTATGTATTCCATCATTCTCCGATCTGCGGTTTCGTATACACGCGTGATGCACTTTTCCATGTCTAGGTCGTTAGGCAGCCGCAGCTTTATTTCAGATATGTTGTACAGGACGTCGTCGCGGATAGAAAACAGATGGTTGATCTTGGTCGGACCCATGTGGTCCATGTCAAATGTTGTTTGATATTCCGCGTTAAAAATATTTAAATGATCCAACGTGTTCTTGTAATACGTCGGATACTTAATTTTGAACTGATCAAACTCTGGTATATCTACCCCCCTCGGCTTCAAAGTTTTGGCTACATTCTTTATATACCCTCGGTAGTTGTACATTACAAGCAACAGAATCGCGAGTATGAAAAGCAACATATTACTGTAATCAAATATTTTAAAATCACACATTATACCATATCGACGAAACAGGGTATATACACAGCGAAAAAAACATATAAAGTGAATAAAATACAATGTCTTCAGTTGTTCTCACAACAGGCGTCCTCTTTCTCCTCGGAATGACCGTTAGTCTTATCGTATATACGTGTGCAAAAAGTACAATGGAATATGAGATTCCCGTTTCTCACACGCCCATTTCGCCAGCACCTGCTGAGAACACTGTCCCGTTTTCTTACAATGTTCCTGTTGATAGCCATATGAACTATAAGAAGGACGTTGTTATCGTGGTAGAACATCCGGACGAAAGGATTGCTGTTGGAATGGTCGCTCGGTAATTACATATTAAAAAATTGATTTTATACTTTAAAGATGACTATACTAACAGCCCAGGATGCCCAGCAAATCCGACTAGCCAAGCGGGCCGTTAGTCACGAGACGTACAAGATGCTATTTGGCGCGGCCCTTCAGCTTGTGACGCGCAGAGCAAATGCCAATGAAACATCAGTGATTTACAAAATTCCACATTACATACTCGGGAGACCTACCATAAATGTTAAACATGGTGCACGTTATATAGCGGAAAAACTGGCAATTTACGGATATAAAACGAGATTTTACGAGATAAATGATAATTATTTTGTGAGTATAGACTGGGGAATAGAAAAGGTTATCATACCCAAGAAACCGAAGGATATCAAAAGATCCAAGGTCATAGACACCTCGATTCAAAGCAACCCGAATGAAGCAGTCAGAAGGATGGAATTAATCAAACTCGCATTACAGAATTCTATGAAGAAGTAATTACACGATCCGGATGTCACTGCAATTAAACCATTCCTCTGGCACGGTATATTGGAAGCATTTGGAAACGCCTGGTCCGCAATATTTCTTTTGGGTATTTCCGGGACAGCATGAGTTCCCTGTGGTCCAATGCCATTGCAACACACAGTGCTTGCATTTCAATCCTTTGGGAAGTTTATACTTGACTGTGAGCTTGTCTTCATTTCCTTTCAAAAACGAATATACTCCGCCATTGTCCGCACGGCGGAGAACGTTCTTATTGAAGCACCGTTGCGTGGTGAGAGACCGCTCCTCGGAGGGAGACATACGTTTGTCTGGAAGATCGCAAATACTGAAAGACATCATTCCTTGGTGATTGGCAGAGAATGATAACTTTATAGCGATAGTGCTTCCTGATTTATAGGTTCTCGCGATTCTCCCCCTGGCAGATTTACCACCGGCCTCGTGGTCTTTTTTTGCGTTCCATGGGTCGCCACAGACGCCATATTTGGCTTTCGACCTGACGCCATTGTACATGACCGAGACGCCACCCGCATTTAAGCAGTCGGGACAATCATCGGAATTTGAAATAACATTTCGCGCAGGTGGGTCGCGAACACTTCCATGTCCATTGGCGACAGTCAAGAATGACAGCAAAACGCACATATATTTCACGAACATCGTGGTTGTTATTACATCGTCGTGTTTTGTTAAGTTGGTTTTTCGTTGATATGAATATTGCGTGTAAAAACATATTTTAAAATATATATGTAATATTATAATATGTCGGCCAACCAGAAACTAAGCCCTCTCTTAGTCGATGCAAAAAATGAATATATCTTCCAGATTGCTGACGTCATCGCCCCGTTTTCTATCAATACCGTCAACCAACTGTACATGGCGGCGAAGAAGAACGCGGGTTTCGGAAAGCCTACCCGGGAGTTCCAAGCTAAACTTCGCGAGATCCCCCTGTGGAACCAAAGCATGATCGACGCACAGGTAACCGCGATCACTAATAAGTACAAATACTTCCCGGAGCTCGTGGCAGCTGCGTTCGTGTCATACGTGAAGATTCTGTCGTCTGTGAAGATCCACAGCCACAAGCCCCACATTCAGCTGAAGCTCCCCGCGGACGATGTTTTCGTGCACAAAGTTTTCGTGAACGTGGCCAAGACTTTTTATCTGGACCCCGCCCTGGTCAAGGCCCCCCGTGAGGTCCGACTGGCGATCGTCCGCAACGCCGTGGAGACGTCCGTTCGCGAACTGCTTCCTACCGAGGACATCCTGCGCGCTTACCTCGGAGGCTCTGTGGATGCCGACGGTGTTCAAACCGACCAGATCGACGGCGAGGAGATCGACCTGAGCCCTAGCCCAGAAGACGTCGTAGAAACCGGTTCCCCCGCCAATAGCGTTTCGTCGAGTCTGGAGGCGGTCAGTGCCCTCGGGGACCCCCAAATTAGCACGTCCCCCGCCCCATCCTATGCCGCACACGTGTCTGCGGAGCAAAACGCCGCTGCGGTGGCGCAACTACAGAGTCTTATGCAGCAGACAGCGCCGCCGCAGATCCCGATGTCAAACCCAATCCCCAGTGTGAGTCCGAGCCCTATGCCTCAAATGCAGCAACAGGCTCCCCAGGTGATCCAGGTTCCCCGTGCTAACCCGTCCTACGCCGGGGCCTTTGTATCTCCCCAGATGCGTGGTTTGGGCCTTGATGGGGCCTCAGGTGACCAATTTTTTAGTTAAATAATCGTGAAAACAAACATTTTTGTCAGTAGATGGATAATCCAATATTGACACTAATTCAGCATACGGTCGCGCGTGGGAAATAATAATTGATTGTTGAAAAGGTGGTTTGTCGATACAAGAGATGTTAAATAATGGAACAATTTAATGATCATTACTTATGTAAAATAAAAATGCATGGCATACATGAATTAGATACAATATCTACATTTTCAAACACTGAAGAATACACGATTGCATTACAATTGGCCAAAAAATTAGACAAACATTTTTATAATTCTAATATTATATGTTCGGAAAGTAAACGTCTTTGGGAATGGAACGAAAATTCTATTAACAATGGAGAATATACTAAAACAATACATGACTTTGTTATTGATAATTTACCTTCATACTATCAATCGGAGGTGGATATACAAGACGACGGTCACCATAGACGTATATTCATCTGGTTAAACAACAGCATAACAAATCGAGACCTATACTTATTAACACTTCCAAATTTAGAATCCAATATAGTTTTCAAAGGAAACTACAAGTTCCCTGAATTTGTAGTAGCTTCTGATTTTGAATATGGTGATGTATTTGATGTATCCAATTTAAAAATATACCCATACCAATAAAGGATAAGATTACGATTTATGATTTTATAGTGTGTCATTTGACCCCGGGGGAAGTTTTGCTACTTATACAGACATCGGGTCATATCGATACCAAAAAATAATAACTCGCAACCATGAGCTCCCCTGCTGTCTCCGACTGCATCAACTTCGATGATGATGATTTCCAGAATTTCCTTGCCGATCAAGATATGCCGGATCTTGACATGGACGCTATGACTGATATGGTCATGTCTTCTATTATGAATGATGCCGTTACTGTCACTAAGAAGAAGAAGATTACCGATCCGTCGGACCCTGACAATATCACTATCGTGGAAGATTGTGACATGACTGCCGGTGGCGAGCGCGTCAAGACTGACCGCCGCAATGCCAACAAGAAGTTCGCAGTTCGCGAGTGTCTGGGGCAGAACGACAGGAAGCGCTTCGCAGACAGCATGACAGTGAGCTCCATCTCGATCCCGACAGTGAGGCTGTGTGACCAGGTGTTGGACACGACAAGGATCTCTGATGAGCTGCTCAGGAGCGGAACTCAGGCACGTGGTTTGAGCACCATCGTCCTGTCGAGGGCGTCTCTGGCAGTCAATGTTTCTTTCGCGATGGTCGAGGCACACGGCGCTCCTCTTTATGCCGATCTGTCTGTGTTTGAGAAGATTGCGCATATCACAAAGCTGGTGGGACACGTGATGCCGATCTTTGGCCAGATCAGGAAGCCACCCTCCACGGGACTTGGAGATAAGTCCAAGATTTATCAGAACCACCGACAGATCACCGACGAGTATCACTCTTTCGCCTTTGAGCCCGTTCTGATTTCCACATCCGGAGATGCCCCGGGGGACTCTGGAGAGATTGTTGCTCAGGGAATTATCGTGTCCAACAAGGGCATGAACTTCCCAGTGGGAGATGACAGGAGGGTGTCTCTCGGTCGCAAGGCGGAGTTTGAAGAAAGTCTCTGCTGGGTCCTTATCACGCACGTATATGTGGACGCGAACACGTCGTATGCGGCAATCGGACCACCAGCTACCAAGAAGAAGGGAGACAACTACGAGATGGTGAAGACGGAGCACAGGAACGTGTATGACGATATTTTCAAGTGGACAGCCTTCATGGAGAACAAGACCCACCTTCGTGGTTGTGGGGTGTCTCTCTTCGGGTTCACGGACACGAAGCAGACGGGAAAGGACATTGCTCGCAGGCTGTTCCCATGGAGCATTACCCACGCAGCAGATACCCTGGCATGGTTCCGAGACAACGACCGCCTAGACACTTTCCTGGTGGAGGCCGACATGACCTCTGTCAAGCGCGCTTCTGGACGCGAGGACATCCCTTCGGGGATGGACATGCGCCGTTTTCTGCTGGCGGAGTTCCTGTTGACCGGGACGCCTCTGGAGAACATGCTTAGGGGCGAGAGAGTCACATTTCCCTTCCAGGCGCCTAGCATCCCCGGTGGCGGCAGCGGTCTTTACAGGAGGCTTCACGAGCACTGCTATCGCCAGAAGTAATATGTATATACGTTTTGTCGATACAATTATATCATATTGACAAACACCATACAAATACACACATTTACAGAGGGACTATACAAATAAAAATGTCTAAACCAGGAGTCATAAGGTCGGATGCCAACTTGTACTTGTATCTTACAGATAAGAAGAACTTTGATGACATCGCGCTAGCATGGTATAAAACAAGCAATAAATTCGATAGAAACTCGTATGGCAGGTGGTTGGACGATAGATTCAAGACACAACTAGTTCGTGCATCGATAGACAATTCCATAGTGTTTCTTCCGACCAAGAAACCATATGATACGATACTGGAAGAAACTACGGACCATCCCATCCTGATATGTCATAAAAGTGTTGAGGGGGTTCGTATTTCCGCGGTAGGCGTCATAACTGGTTATGTCGAGTGTCCTCAGGAATTGTTTACTTCGAAACATTTGATGTTGGTTCATATTTTATCAACATCTATGGCGTCCGAATTGACGTTGGAAGGATTGAGTGGTATTAACAAACTTGAGTTCGAACAAGAAGATTATCTTCCCGAATACGTAATCAAAATTTCAGATGACGTTGCGGATAAAGTAGATCTTGGGGTCGAAAATCTCACATATTTTGCAGAATACGAAAAACATATCATTTTCGCACACGCTTATGGAAAATACTTGGACGAGCTGCTTTCCGTGGAAACACCGGTAAAAAAACTGGAGAACGAGCGGAAAAAACGCATACTGGCGCTGAAATTTCACTTGGAGCAGAAGAAAAGGATCCAATTCCCAGCGACAAGACAAGAAAAGTTTTCAATTCCTAACATTGTCAAATTATACAAGAAATATACGTCTTGAATTAAAATGTTTGGATATATAAACATGCAAAAGCTACACGTGTTCGCGATAGTCATTCTGGTAATTTTCGCCACGTGGTTTGTAACCAGATATGTATACACCAAAAGGGCGATGGAGTTCTTCACGACGAACTTCAACCCGAGCGCCAATAACCTGGAAGAAGACATTAAAGGCTATGGTTTCGCGTTCGGTGACAAACGCTCAGACCTTGACACGTACTTTGGCTTCCCTGATAACATTCAGACCGGGTTTGCTCAACGTTTGCTCCCCGATATTATCCCTATGGATAAATAAAAATATACAGTACAGTATGGCGCCACTCAAAAACGTGAAGACTGGTAAGAAGGACGCAAAAGGACGCGTTATTTACAGAGGACCTCAGGGAGGCCTTTTTGTCATAAATGCCAGCGGCAGACGGTCTGCACCTGCCCAAAGAGAATTTCTGAAGCTGAATAACATGCTGACCAATCACATTCACAGATCAAGTCGTTGAAATCGCTGAACTTATTTTTGTCACCAAACATTCGCGCGTTGACAAAAATAAAATGTTTTAAAAATCAAAAGTCCGCAAGGCCGCCGGCTATGAACGGCTCGGACATAAGGTCATCGCCTCCTGGGGCATTCATCACGAAAGAGAGGACGATCCCGGACACCAGCACCGCCATGAACACCTGGGCAAACCTGGATCCGAGCTTCTTCTCATCCGGCTCGTTGAATTTTGCGTATAGGGTCACAAGAATTGCGCTCAGGAATGCAACAATCGCTGCCTTGGCGTAAGGGTTATCAAGCATTGTTTATTTTGTAATATATATTTTTTTACAAATATTTACACTACGGTTTAAAGTACGACGAGGTCGTCCATGGAAAAGTAGTAATCAGAAAGGTCATCCAGCCTGATCCTCAACGTGTTAATTTGATCCGTGTCGTGAAAGGGGACGATATCTGAAGCAAATACCAGAGAACCATCGGAAATGTTAAAATCAGCGTTAGGCCCTGCGTATTTTATAACCCGCTTGGTCACATTCTGTATAGTCCCATCGGTCAATGTAATGAACGCAAATAGGATACGTGGGTTTTTTTTCATCTCTAACTTTTTACGGATAGGGAGATGGACGTCGTCGTGATCTCTGACGATACATCTGAATTTTTGACCATGGGAGACATAACGAACTTCCATCCTATACTGCTTCAGTGCGACATACTCTTTCAACTGTTTCACTGACATAGTAGTGGGGGCGTGCTCGTACATGGTGGCCGGTGTTTCAGATTCGTCAAAAACGAGAACCTTGTCCACATGAAACCCGTTTGGGTGGCTGACCATCCTGAATACACTGTGTACCCACAGACGAGCGATGTCATATGCGTACGAAAGCATGTTATCCTGTAATAATTTAACATGTATTATTAAGTTATTATTAGCTGGTTGATGATGAAGAAACAGGAAATTGCAAAATACACCAGTCAGGACAGGGCGATGGCCAAGCTAAAGTACGAGACCAAGAAACACAGACTCAAAAAAGATCCGAAGGTTGTAGAAAAATCAAAATTCTCTACGTTTGGCGAAGCATATGACAAAAACATCGAACAGTTTCAAATCAAGAAGAAGAAAACCCCCCAAAATGCCGAGCAAATCGAACAAGACGAGATAGAATATCTACTGAACACGATACCTTTCGTCAAGGAATATTATAATTCCGAGCTGGCAGTAACGGAGGAAGGGGAAGAGGAAGAGGGCGATGAAAAAGACGACGCACCAGTATTATACAACGTAAAGTATACGAACACGAATAAAAATACATTCCATAAGTATTTGTATACGGTGGAAAACGTCGTAAACGGGAGAACCCTTGGTGCGGTGACGGGATTCACATCACAAGATCAATTGGAGAATTGTGATTGCGGTGGGCGTATGATACATCACACGGCACAAGCGGAACTCGCATGCGATAAATGTGGGAAAATTGAAATGTATATAGAATCTTACTCCCGACAAGAAGATAACGAAGGCGGCATGGCCTATAAACGAATCAATCACCTCACAGAGTGTCTGAATGCGTTACAAGGGAAGGAGGGGACAACCGTACCGGATGAAGTGATAGAGAAGGTGCGCGCGGAGTTCAAAAAGAATAGGATCTCCTCTACGTCTGAAATAAAGCCGTCTAAAGTGAAACAATACCTTAAAAAATTAGGATATTCTGCATACTATGAAAACATCCACACGATTGCCAATACAATATCTGGCATGCCAACGCTGAAGTTATCTCTGGAACTAGAAAAGAAGCTGAAAGACATGTTTAACCTCATCCAAGATCCGTTTTACAAACACAAGTCCCCCAAGAGGAAAAACTTTTTGTCGTATAATTATGTCCTGTATAAATTCTGCGAGCTTCTCGGCGAAGATGACCTGCTTATATATTTCCCACTATTAAAGTGCCAAAAGAATTTGCACGTCCAAGATACGATCTGGAGAAAAATTTGCGAAGAATTGTCCTGGGAATATATTGCCACGGTATGAATGTTTTTTCGTATCGACAAACCGCATTTCCGATGAAATTAAAATATATTGATTACATATAAAACATGGCTATGATCTACGAAGCACATCGGATGAACACGATCGAGCCCTTCAAAATCGGAAAGATTAACATCTCCAAGCCCAAGATCCCTGATTTCGTGGACAAGGTTGTGGACAAGACCAAAGATGTTGGTGGCAACGTCGTCGATAAGACCAAAGACATTGGCAAAGATGTTGGTGGCAAGGTCGTAGACATTGGCAAAGATGTTGGCGGAAAGGTCGTAGATATTGGAGGCAAAGTGGTCGACATCGGCAAGGGTATCGGTGGAAAGCTTGTTGACATTGGTAAGGGGATAGGTAAGATTTTGGGACCGGCGTTCAAGAAACTGCTGGAATTCCTGATGATGATCTTGAAAAACTGGAAACTTGCTCTCGGCGTCGTCGTAGGTCTCTTTATATTGTTTTGGGTAAGCAGAGTCGTTGGATTCTTCCGTATGTTCAGCGGATAAATCATGCATGTAATTTACAGGTTTTTCGATACGAACACTCATCATGTCGATAAACTGTGTTATTTCAAAGAATATGCTCATTTGCTACTTGGAACTGGCATGTTTAGAATCTCGAGGTCTGCCTTGTCAAAGTTATCGGCGACAAAGTTATCACCCAAGTTGTTGTTATCATTGCCGAAGTTATCATTGCCGAAGTTATCCTTGACAAAGTTATCATCACCGAAGTTATCAAAGTTGTTATAAGAAGTTCCGTAGTATTTCTTGTAAACGAAGAAGCCGATGATGCACAGTGCGATAACAAGCAGAACTACCCCACCCCAGAAAAACCAATTAATTTTGTTCTTAGTGGCGTTGCAAGAAGGGTCTGACAGATCGCCTTTGAGAGCCTTTTCAATACAGCAATTTTCCACATTACCCGAATCTTTGCATAATGTTGATGGTGTTGGGGTCGGTGCTGGGGCAGGCGCTGGAGTCGGTGCTGGGGTAGGCGCTGGGGTAGGCGCTGGGGTTGGTGCTGGGGTAGGCGCTGGGGTTGGTGCTGGGGTTGGTGCCGGGGTTGGTGCTGGGTTGGGGTAGTTTTCCACGCACCATTTATCCACAACACCATCTACCTTCTTATTTTTGCAGCACGCTTCGCGAGCGCCCGGGCTGACAGTGCCGCATGAAGACCCCATAGGTGGGGTAGGCTTAGGAGCGGGCTTAGGAGCGGGCTTAGGAGCGGGCTTAGGGGCAGGCTTAGGGGCGGGCTTAGGAGCAGGCTTAGGAGCGGGCTTGGGAGCGGGCTTGGGGGTGGGCTTAGGAGCGGGCTTAGGCTCTGTTGACGTGTCGTCAGTTATTTGAATTTGTGTTTCTTCTTCGTCTTCGTCTTCGTCTTCAGAGTCTGCCAGCTCGTGACATGTCTTTTCTATGAACACGTTTAAGTTGCTCAGCAAATCGGTCACATCTGCAGACACGACGTTAGTGTAATCTACGGCAATATACTTGGACACATTCACGAGATATTCCACCAAGTTTTCAATAGTCATAGCGTCAAAATG